CACAAGCAGGAGCTACAAGAGAAGGAAAAATTATTAGTGTAAAGACAGCCAGAGGAGATAATCCTATCTTTCACACATTAATTGTGAGGCCACAATGACAATACCTTTTAAGAAATTGGCAGAAAAAGCAGATGAAATATTTGCTTCTGCAATAGCAGGTCAAGTTCTTGGTGGTGCTGAAGTTGTGGTTAGAGCATTACAAGAGAAAGGTCCACAATGGTCAGGTGAGTTTGGTAATTCTTGGACTATTACTACAAAACGAATGTCAACTCTTCCGTCTAGAAGAAGAGGAGGGAGTCCAAAATCTGATCCTGTTAAAGCACCTTTAGTAACAGGAAGAGAAATACTGTCTCAAAATTCATGGTTAATACGCATCGAAAATGTAGCTCCTCATGCTGCTATTGCTATGGATCTAGAAGAGGGTAAGTTTTCTAGACAATGGTATCCAAGTGGGCCAGTAAATAAATCAAAATGGAAACAAGGAGGAGGAAGTAGAGCTGGAGTAATGAAAAGAGGAGTTACGAGTTCTTTTGGCAAAGGTACGGCAAGTAAAACAGCAGAATTAGATTGGTTTTCTACATTTAAAAATGGAGGTAAAGTAGATCAGATAATTAAAAAACATATGGGTACGAAACTTAATATTCCTACAAGTTATTCTTTTTTAAATAGTGAGACTTATAGAACAAGACAACCTATTTTTGATTAATGAATTACCAAAAAATCAGAGCAAAAGTAGAAAACCCATTATTAACTGCTTTTGGAGCGTTAAGTCCTGCGGTTCCTGTTTTCTTTGACAACATCACTGCTGCACCAGCAAATAGCACAACCGAATATGTAAGAGTAAATGTTACATTCGGCTTAACAAACGATCCAACGCTAGGTTCAAGCGTTGATAACGCTAGAGGAGCAATAGTTATTCGTTGTTTTTCTAAAAAAGGAGAAGGGCCATCGAGAAATCAAACATTAATTACAACGGCTGTTAATGTTTTAGAGACCCTAAATAATGAAACAAAAGGGACTACAGGAGCGTATTTAAAGGTTGGATCTATAGAAGGGCCAAGCTTTTCTAGTACTGAAGATGCACCATTATTTATGGGAAGAATAGAAACTTCTTACGTTGCCACGGTTTTGAGCTAATCTATAGGTAAATTTCTAAAGCAGCCTCATGGCCGTTACTGTTTTATCTGGCACATCAGGTGCTCTCTACTACAAACCCGCAGGAACAACAGGTACTTTTGGTACTGCTGATGTCACCATTGGCACAGAAACAATGGTGGTTCAAACTTACTTAAACTTAAAGGTAGGTGATCCAGTTAAGTTCAAAGTTATAGATAGTTCTACTGGTGAAGCAGGAACAGGAACTTTACCTGCTGGATTAAGTGCTGGAACAACTTATTATGTTAAAACTTACACTGCAAATACAGGAGCTTTAACGGTTTCTGCTACCAATGGAGGTTCTGCCGTTGACTTGACTGATGTAGGAACAGCAGCAGCTCCTAACGAATTTCAAGTTTATTACAACGATTTTGCTTCTATCGGACAAGTAAGAGAGTGGACATTTGAAATTGAAAGAGCTGAGATTGATGTAACAACAATTGGTCAAGCTCCTGGTCAATACGTTCCATTTAGAACTTACATTGCTGGATTTGGTGATGGTTCTGGTACTGCTTCTACATATATGACAAACGAAGACTCAGCTTTATCAAACAGATTGGTAGAAGATGTTCTTCAACGTCAGCAAGTTGGTGCAGCGTTCAAGCTTTATACAGACCGTGTATTTAGTGGTGGTAACGTTAGTGATACTCTTAGTCGTTCAATCAGCTTTGATGCAACGCTAACTTCTGCAAGCTTCAGTGTTAACCCTGATGATGCTCAAGAAGTAACAGTTAACTTCCGTCCAGCAAGTCTCCCTGCTTTCGACCTAAGTTCTACATAATAGTCTTGGGACACAGGATGCTCCAATTAACCCTGCCTAGTGCAGGGTTTTTTATTGTTTATTAGGTTAGAATAATTCTGTATCCATTTTTCTTATGACAACTAGTCCTAAACCTTCTCGATCAGGATTGAGAGCTGTAGATCGTTTAAAGAGAGCTGCAAACTTAGAGGCAGTTAAAAAAGAGGTTGAATTATCTGATGGATCTGTATTTGAGATGTGGGTTACACCATTAACAATGGCAGAAAGAGAAAGAGCACAAAAGGGAGCTAAATCTGATGATGCTAATGAATTTGCATTAAGACTTTTAATGACAAAAGCACAAGATGATACTGGTCAGAGACTGTTTAATCTTGGAGAAATTGACGTTTTAAAGAACGAAGTTAAAGATGCTGACTTGCAAAAGTTAATGCTTGCTGTGATTACAGATGATGAGGATCAACTAGACCCAAAGAGCTAAGCAAGGAGCTTCGTAAAGATAATTTACTGATGCTTCAGTTTGGTATCGCTAAAGAATTAGGAAAGTCTTTAGTGGAGATACGTCAGATGACGATGGAAGAAATTATTGCATGGAGTGCTTATTTTCAAGTTTTAAACGAAGATCAGGAAGAAGAAATGCGAAAAAACCGCAGACGTAGGTAAACTATGGTGAAAAGAAGCGATGGATCGTGAGCTTAGAAACCAAAATTGATATTGTTGTCAAAAATCTGAACCAACTGAATAAGTTGTCAGAGAATTTAAAGGGAATAAATGCGAGTAATGAAAAGCTAGTTAAAGGATTAAACCAGATAAATGAAAAATTAGATCGTATGTCCTCTAAGGGGTTTGACAATATTGCTAGAAGTGCTGATAAGGCTGCTGCAAGTGTTAACAGAGCAAAGAAAAGTATGGATGGGTTTTCTGCTTTAGGAGATGTAATGGGTTCTCCAGCAGGGAAAAGAGCTATGGGAGTGGCTGGATTGGGAGCTGCTATGGGATTAAATAAAGCTTCGCAAGATATAGCTACGACTGTTGGTTGGCTTAAAAATTTAAAATCAGCCGCTTTTGGTGCTTTAAATCCATTTAGCAAAAGTGCCGAAGTTGCTGCTGTAAAAACAGGATTTTTTAGTGCAAAATTAACAAAGCTTGCTGCTGTTGCTACTGCTCATCCAGCTATCGCCGCTGCTGCTGCTGTTGCTTACATGGCTTTTGGTGACAAGCTTACAAATGTTGCAGTGCAAGGAGTTCCGAAGTTAATAAAAGGTTTAGACAATATGGGTAAAGCTGCGTTTGATGCGACAGGGTTATATAGACAGTTGAACATGGAAATAAATGTAACGAGCAATAGCCTCAAGAAATTCCAAAATTTAGGAATGAAGGGAAATATTATTAAAAATATCAGAGCAAGTAAAGCAAGTAGAGCTGATAGTGGATTTGCTGATTTCAGCAGAAGAGCAGATCAAGTAATGAATACTCCTTCTGGAAGACCAAAAGGAATGTTTGGGCCAAACAGACCAGGGGCAGAAGACGCTGTTACGAAGTCAATTAGAAGACACTATGAATTAGAGACGAAGCGAAGAAAAGAATTAACTCAATCATGGAAAATAGAAGAAATGATTAAAAAGTCTAAAAAAGAGCAAGAAACAATAACAAAGAGAGATTCTGCTCTACAGAAAAAGACTGCTAGAGACAGACTCAAGAACTGGAATCGAATAAGACGTAGAAGAGATGGAATGATGGGAGGAAGAGGAGGAGAAAACTTAATGCTTGGAGCTGGTTTCCCTCTCTTGTTTGGAGGAGGAGTTGGTTCTGTCGGTGGTGGTGTTGGTGGTGCGTTACTTGGAAACAAGATGGGTATGCAAGGATTTGGTGCTCAGATTCTTGGTAGTGCGATAGGAACGATGATGGATACTGCTGTTCAAAAAGCAGCAGCACTAGGGGAAGCTCTTCGTACCGTAAGTATGGATGAGTTAGTTGATTCAGGTGTTCGTCTAAGTGCAGAACTGCAAACTCAAATAAGTCTTCTTACAAAGGCGGGGAATATAGAGAAAGCAAGAGCTTTGGCAGCTCAACAAGTTCAAAATCAGGTAGGAGCTTCTGCTGCTTCTCTTCAAGACGTAAATAACGCTGTAAATCTTGTCAAAGCTGCATGGAATGATGTCGTTGGTGCGGTAGGTGCGTTCTTAGGAATTATCAGCTCACCAGTTCTTGTCGCCTTAAGTGCAATGTTAAAGCTTGTAGCGATGGCTTTTGCAGGATGGAATAAATTATTCGGTCTTATAAGAGATGGAGTTATGTGGCTGATGAACAAACTTCCTCCTGGTGTTAATGACTTTATTGCTGGGCTGGTAGATGGTGTAAATCCTGCATTACAAGAATCAATAGCTAAAGCAACTCAGTTAGGAAATAAAATGAGAGATAACGCTGCGATGTTAAGGAGAGAATTAGAAATAAGATCTGCTATGCCTACAGGCAATACATTTGAAGATCAAAGAGCAAGAGTTAAAGGGGATTCTCAAATTAAACTAGAGAAATTTGATAGAGAGACTAAGAGGTTATTAGGAGAAGGTCGTGCAAATAACGAAAACTTTGATGAGTCTGCTTTTAAAGCAGAAAGAGCAGCAGGAAGGGATTTGATATTTAAAGATCAGTTAGACGCTACAACTAAAATAAATCAACAAGAAGATCAACTACTAACTAAATTAGAAAGACAAAATGAACTTAAAGCTGCTGTATTAGGAATAGATAGAAAGATTGCACAAGCAAAAGTAGATGAAAATAAAGAGCTTGAATTTAGGTTGGAAGCAGAAAAAGAAAAAGCTTCAATCATAAGTAAGTCGATGGAGACTGCTGCAAATGCAAAGAGTGAAGAAGCGAAAATTCTTGGTCTAAAACAGACAGAAATAGAGTTAAACAGAGTTAATTTTGAACTACAAACAAAAATAGATGAGTTTAGACAAAAGAAAAAAGATGAAGCTGAAGATGTATTAACTCAATTACAAAATGAAAATAATTTATTACAAGGAAAAATAGATGGTAATGAAGAAGAGATTAAACAGCATCAATTAATAGAAAAAATAGTAGATAAAATAGGAGAGGGGTACAGGACTCAAGTAACAGCTTTAGTCAATAAAAATGGTGAATTAACGAAGGAAGCTGAAAATACTAAGAAGTTAGAAGAACAGTGGAAAAAGATAAAAGAAACGATTGCAACAGGCATGACTGACGCAATTATGGGATTAATTGATGGCACTAAATCACTAGGAGAATCACTTGCTGGTATTGCGAAACAGATTGCAGGCATGATGATTCAGAAAGGAATAATGGGTGCTTTAAAATTAAATGCAGAAGGAGGTTATGAAAGAGGAGGCTTCCAAGCGTTTGCTTCTGGTGGAGTTGCTACACGACCCACGATGGGACTCGTGGGAGAAGCAGGAGAGGATGAGTATATAATTCCAGCCTCTAAGATGGCTCAGTCAATGCAACGGTATTCAGCAGGAGCTAGGGGTGAATCTGTTATCCCTGGAACTGGTGCATCCTCATCAGGTGGTGGAGCTAATGCACAAACAACTGTTAACTACTCTGGGCCAATATTGAACTTTAACTCTGAAGAATTTGTTCCTAAATCTGCTATCGGTCAAATTATTAATAGTGCAGCATCTAAGGGTGCAGCAGCAGGAGAAGCTAGAACAATGTCTACTCTGCGAAATAGCAGAGGAGCTAGATCAAGGATAGGAATGTAATGTCAGTTGTTGCCTTAACTGCCTTCCTTACTGTTTATAAAACAGACGGTTCAGAACTTAAATTTCAGAATGGGAAACACACTCCTGTTGCTGGTCATAACTATTTGTCTTTTTTTTATCAAGGTGCAGCAATGAATAGATCAGGAGATAATTTAGAAGCTTCTCTTGTTCTTGCTAATAACTTATTAAGCATGAACCATGTAAAAGAATTTGTGGATAATAAATATTCAATAGAAGTAGAAACGTTTTTAATGACAACAGATTTTAATAAAGATACGTCTGCTGCTAATGGAGGAAAGATAAGTGGTGAACTGTGGTTAGCTGCTGGTATGCGTTACGACTCTGAATCAATAGAGTTAATCTTATCTAGTGCCATAGACGCTGTTGGTGCAAATGCTCCGCAGCAAACTTTGACA